GGTGATGTGATGGCCCGCCCAGCGCTTGACAGCATCATCTTTGCTATGGATTGCGAGTACATGGAGAGCATCAGCAATTGACTGCCCCTTCCCTGAAGGAATGGGATTCCCAATTCACCGAGAACTGGACACGGAGACTGACCCCATGCCGCTTACATTCTCTCCAAGGGCTAACACCGCCAGCCCGGCGGCTTTAATGTTGGTCGCGGCGTTTTGATCGCGGTCATGGTGTGCACCACATTCTGGGCAGTCCCATTTCCTAATCGATAACGGCAGCGATGATAAGGTATGTCCGCAATCCGAACAGCGTTTTGAACTGGGGAACCACTGGTCAATGGCAACCAGTGAACGCCCGGCCCATTCGGCCTTGTACGCTAGTTGGCGCACGAGCTCGCCCCAGCTGGCATCAGCGATGGCTTTGCTTATGGTTGGATTGCGGATCATGTTTTTTACTTTCAGGGATTCGACGCAGATCACTTGGTTTTCGTTAATCAATCTGCGGGACAGCTTGTGCAAGTTGTCCTGTCGGCAATCAGAGATTTTGGCGTGAAGTTTCGCCACCTTCTTCCGCGCCTTGGCACGATTTGCCGAACCGAGCTTTTTCTTGCTCAACCGGCGCTGAGCCTTGGCCAGTCTGGCGGCGTATTTCGCGGTATGGCGTGGATTGCCGACCCGTTCACCCTTGTCGGTGATAAATAGGTCTTTCAGACCCAGGTCAATGCCGGTCATGTTTGGGGTGACTGGCAGTTTGTTGGGCTCGAACTCACACAGGCAGCTTACAAAGTAGCGGCCTGCAGAGTCTTTAGAAACTGTGATGGTGCTGGGCTCGCAAGGGAGCGGGCGGCTCCAACGAATATCAAGCGGGGTTTTACTCTTGGCTATTCTGAGCCGTCCATCTCTGTATGAAAATGCGCTACGGGTCAGTTCGATAGACTGCTTGTGGTGCTTTTTCTTGAATGTAGGGTATTTAGCTCGACCCTCGAAAAAATTCTTGAAGGCGGCTTGTTGATGCCTAAGGCACTGTTGGAGCGGGACACAGGATACTTCATTGAGCCAGTCGAATTCACCGCGTTTGATGCGGGTAAGTTCGGCGCTTGCCTGAAGGTATCCTATTTTTTCCTGGCGCTGACAAAAGGCATCAGTACGCCAGCTAAGGATGCGGTTATAGACAAAACGTGTACAGCCAAAAGTCCTGGCAAGCAAGTCAGCTTGTTCAGGAGTGGGGTAAAAACGGTATTTGTAGGCGCGCTTTGTCATGCCTCAAGAATGCCATTAAGTATGTGAAGATAGCAATAACCTAACGGAGGAGCGAGAACAGGGGCGGTTAAGGCCGCCGCGCTATCCCTCCCCGCCCTCAAAGGACGGGGTTCCCGCGCAAAATTGATGACTGAAACATTCATCTGGCCGGTAAACGTCGGTGCCACCGGCGAAACTACGCACAAGGTTCTCAAAAACGAGTTTGGTGACGGCTACACCCAGGCGTTTGGTGTAGGCATCAACAACCGCTCAACCAGTTGGAGCGTTTCTGTTTCAGGGTTTATTGACGGGATCCGCACGCCAAACATCAAGCCGGTGCTCGACTTCCTCAAGGCCCGTCAGGGCTATCAGTCATTCTATTGGACAACGCCTGACGGTGATACTGGCCTGTTCAGAGCTGAGAACTACTCAACGGCCAACGACTCCCAGAACGGTAAAACAACAATCACCTGGACCATGCAGGAGACCTTCCAGCCATGAGTATGGAATCAGATGTTCAAAAACTGGAACCCGGCAACAAAATCATACTGTTTGAGCTTGATCTAAGCGAATACAGCGGCGGCATTTATCGCTTTCATGGCCACATGCAAAGAGAGGTAATTACCTGGCAAGGGTTGGAGTACTCTACGGTAACCATCGCAGTCGAAGGGCTTGAGCTCAACGGCGGCAAAACGGTCGCTCCGACGCTGAGTATCGGCAACATGATAAATGGCCAGCGAGGTGCGGTATCGGCATTGTGCCTGTACTTCAACGACTTTGTCGGCGCCAAGCTGACTGTGCATGAGACATTTGCTCATTATCTTGACCCGGTAAATTTCCCGGAAGGGAACCCAAACGCCTCTGACAGCGAACTTGTCAGTGATTGGTACATAGAGCAGAAAACATCAGAGAACGTGCAGCAGGTGCAGTTTGAGCTGGCTTCACCTACGAGTTACGCCGACATGCTTATCCCCACCAGGCAGATTACCAATCGTTGCACTTGGTGCGTTCGCGGTGAGTATCGAGGCGACTCATGCGGTTACACCGGGCCTTATGTTGATGTTGATGGCAATCCAACCACGGATCCAGAGCAAGACAAGTGCTCAGGTCTGCTCGATTCAGGATGCAAGCCGCGATTTGGCGCAGACTCCGAGCTGCCATTCGGCGGCTTCCCCAGCGCCGGTTTGTTGAGGTAGAACCATGATTAAACTATCCAAGAAAGTAATGGCAGATATAGCTGGGCACGCCGAAGAGTGTGCACCAAATGAGTGCTGCGGCTTGCTCGTAAGGGTGGGGCGAAAAGTCAGCTACCACCAATGCACCAATATTGCAGCAGATCCGCAAAATCACTTCCACATTGACCCGGTTGATTACTGCAAAGCTGAGGATACCGGCACAGTGATTGCCATCGTTCACAGCCATCCTGACGCGCTGCCACGGCCATCAGTTGTCGATAGGCTTGAATGTGAAAAACACCAACTGCCGTGGCTAATTATCGGCAGAGACAACGAAACTGAATGGCTGGAGCCAACGGGTTACACGGCTCCTCTGCTTGGGCGCAAATTCGTACATGGCGTGCTTGATTGCTACCAGGCAATTTCAGACTTCTACGCCAGAGAGTTTGATATCAACCTTGGCCACTATGACAGGGAGGATGGTTGGTGGGAGCGTCAAGACGGCCCCAGCCTGTACCTGGATAATTTCAGGAAAGAGGGGTTTGTGCCGGTGAACTCTCCCCAGTACGGCGACATTCTAATCATGCGCATCAAAACACCAGGGGTTACCTGCCACCACCCAAACCATGCCGCCGTGTTCCTCGGAAGCGATCCGCAATTGAAGAGCGAGCAGGCCCCAACGCTATACGGCCCAGGGCCATTCTTCTTTCACCACCTGTACGGGCGGCTATCAACCCGCGAGATATACGGCCACAGCTGGGCAAACCGCACCGAAGTAGTGCTGCGCCACCAATCGAAAATGTGAGGATTAAATTATGGCAATGCGTGATATCCGCCTTTACGGCGTTCTTGGCTCCAGGTTCGGAAGAGAATATCGACTGGATTGCAACTCGCCGGCCGATGCCGTTCAGGCCCTGTGTAACATGGTGCCAGGGTTCGAGCAGTTCATGAGAACCGCAGACCAAAAAGGGCTGGTGTTTGCCGTATTCAGTGGCAAACGAAACCTATCTGAGGACGAGCTGATATTCAGGGGCACCGAGGATGAAGTGATCCGCATTGCACCAATTATCAAGGGAAGTAAAAACAACGGCATATTTCAGGTAATTCTTGGCGTGGTTCTGGTGGTAGTGGGCTTCTTCTCTTACGGCAGTACAACGCCAGAGGGAATGGCGCTGATAGCCGCCGGTGTCGGTTCAGCCCTTGGCGGCGTAGTGCAAATGCTATCCCCGATGCCAAAGGTCAGCGGAACAGGCGAGGAAGACGGAAACAATCCAAGCACAGGCTTTGGCGGCCCGGTAACCACAACGTCAGCCGGGCACCCTGTGCCACTGCTTTATGGCGAGTTTGAAGTCGGTGGAGCTGTGTTGTCAGGCGGCATTTACGCAGAAGATCAAGCCTAAAAAACAAATTAACTTATCCCAAAAGCAAAACCCCGAATGTTCGCAGCATCCGGGGTTTTTTGCATTTACCCCTAACGCCAACTTAGGAGCAAAGCATAAATGAATAATAGAAAATTCACGGTCAAATTTCTAGGAGTGTTTATGGAATCGGTCAACAATTCAGCCAAAGAGTTTAGACGAAACCTCTGGTCTGTCGTTTTCGGAGCCAGTTTCCTGCTGTTCGTCTGGAGCGTGCTTTCCATCCTGGAAAAGCTGGCTTCATCGTACTTTGGCTAAACCGGCAGGAGGTAATCATGAACAGCAAAGACACAGGCATAGTCGGCAAAATGCTGGCATCAGCAGCAATCATCGCTGCTTCTTCGGCTGTGATTTATAGCATCGCAGAAATCATCACTGCCCTGAAAATGTAACCCCTATTCATCAATCCAAACACAACGGCCGCGAAAGCGGTTTTTTTGTGCCTGGAATTTACGGAGTCCAGTGATGGCATACGAATCAAGACTGTCGATTACCATTGACAGCCGCACCGCTGAACAGCGCGCCGAAGATATGCAGAAGTCCCTTGAGCTGCTTGAGCGCGCAGGGGTAAGACTGACCAACACCAACAGCAAGGTATCCAGCAGCAGCAAAAACGCCGGTAGCGCAATGGGTGAGGCCGGTTCAAAGGCAAAAAGCGGCGCGTCAGGTGTAGACCGGATCAACAAGTCGCTCAAAGAGACTGACTCTGCTGCGGCATCGGCTGCGGCCACCATCAGAGGAACGCTAATCGGTGCCGTTGCAGGTATTAGTACGATGCAGATCATCGATATAGCAGACCAATGGGGCCAGTATGACACCCGCATAAGGGGAGCTATTAGAAGCACTGAAGAGTACACCTATGTAAACGAACGCCTCCTGCAATCATCAGCAGACACCTTCCGGAGTATCAACGAGACAAAAGAGTCATTTATTAACCTGTCACCAGTGTTGCGTGATATGGGCCTGACACTGTCACAGTCGATAGACGCCGTGGATGCCTTTTCTGGGTTGCTGGTTGTCAACGGCGCCAATGCCGAGAGGGGCGCAGCAGCCATTCAGGCGCTGGCCAAGTCAATGCAAAAAGGCAAAGTTGATGCCGATGCCTGGATCACTATTTACAGCACGGCCGACACGATTGTTGATTCTTTGGCAAAGAGTACCGGTAAATCAGCGCAGGAACTTCGAAAGCTTGGTGCAGAAGGTAAGATAACCGGGGCAGAACTGGCAAAAGCGCTGGCTGAGGATTATGGGCGGATCATCGAGCAAGTGGAGAAAATGCCAACCACAGTGCGTGATGCTTTCACGAAAATGAATAACACCATATCCGAATACGTCGGTCAGCAGAATAAGGTCTATGGCATCACTGCAAAGATGGTTGATGGGATAAACGGACTATCAAACAACTTTGAAACTCTGGTTACCATGGTGGGGGTCACGGCCGTAGCAGCTTTCAGTCGCTATGCTGGCGTCCTCACCTCAAACACTATTGAAACCATACGCAACGCTGTTTCCAAAGAGCGTGAGCGCATGGCGGCCGTGGCTGCAGCAGAGGCAGAGCTCAGACTTGCCACGGCAAAAAGGGCATCAGTGCTTACTGCTGGCCAGGCAATAGTCGCAGATCAGCGCCTCGCAGCAGCTCGCACCAATTTGGCAGCGGTAACCAACCAGGCCACAATTGCTACCA